ATCTTAACCACCTCTTAGCTATAAAGAAGAAGGGCGACTAGTTCTCCTCCGGGGGGACTGGTTGCTCCTCACTTTTCTTTTTTTTGAATTCTAATTATAATAGAAAGAATAAACATGATCTACCCCTGTAGCTTAATGGTAAAGCCCCCGGCCTCTAACCCGGTTGATAGGGGTTCGATTCCCCTCAGGAGTTCCAATATGTTCTAGATCACTAAACCACCTTAGCCTTGATATACCGTTGTACAGTATCATCAATTCATAAGGAGTCGACTATGTCTATTGAACTAAAAATTAAATCAAAACACCTAACTGAAGAAGCTCGTATTATTCGCTTTGAAGAAAAGAAGCTGAAGGCTCGAGCTAAAACAAAGCTACTAGCAAGTCTACGTAATCACCGCACAAAAGATGTTCGTCGTGAAAATCGTTCCACCTTCCTTGCTCGTGCCTACATTGCTGGTGTTCCCTACTCGACCGTTGAGAACCATCGTTCTCCGGAAAATGAATCTACCTTTGTTGGTGTTGTACTTCGACGTACACTAGCAATGATTCAAAAATATAGCAATCCACAAACAAGGATGAATGATGTTCTTGTCTGGGTTGGCTTTGACGCGGGGTGATAGCAGTGGTAGATTGACTGGCTCATACCTAGTAGGTCGACGGTTCGATCCCGTTCCCCGCCACCAAATTTTACTCTTTAGCTCAGTTGGTAGAGCAAGTGACTGTTAATCACTAGGTGTCAGGTTCGAGGCCTGAAAGAGTAGCCAATAAGACCCTCCACGCCTCTACTTTGAGGTTTGACTGTAACCAGCGTAGCAAATACAGTGTCAGTTATGCGCACCCCCGAGGGTTACTAAATTAGACAAGGAGTCTAACATGAAATTATCTAATTTTATTGTCTGGAAAGATGAATTTAAGGCTTCTACTGTGTGGGATTCTTATTTGAACTCTTACCAACTACAAACTCTGTTTGCGGTCCTCGACTCGCTCGAGAACGACCCTGTAGAACCGGCTCCCGCCGAACCTACAAGCAAGTAATTACAATGTGAGTAGCTACGCTACTTACTGACAACCTTTGCCCAAGGTTGTTGCTCGCCTCTATTGTTGTACCTTAGAAGCTTCCCTAATTTAACTTTTGCTGTGCAAAGAAAGAAACACTAAATGGCTGAAACCAATGATAATGATCAAACTGATGATCAAGTAGATGACAACACCTCCACAGGTGGTACACTTAAAGAAGACTTTGAAAAGGCAGTTGCTGCCGCTGTAGAAGAACGTCTAGCTAAGATTAAGGCTAGTATGGATGCTCTTGATAAAAAATACTCTGAGGCAATCAAGGAAAATGTGAAGCTTAAGACGTCACAGTCTGATTCAAAGCAAGCACAACTTCGTTCCGAGGGTAAAGAGCTTGAAGCTGAAAAGCTTAAGAGGGTAGAACTTGAGGAAGAACTTGCTCACTACAAAGAAAAGCTAGTGTCTGTTACTCGAGATAAGGAACTCGACACTGCGTTGAATTCACTTGAATTTCGTAGCAGCTTTGCTCGCGCACAAGCCGCTGATTGGATCTCAAAAGATCTGGTTCTAGACAAAGATGGAACTTGGGTTCACCGAACCGGAGCTGACATCAATGCCTATGTAAAAACACTAACCAAGAACGACGACTTCTCTGCAACGTTCTTGAAGCCTAAGGAAAACTCCGGAGCCAATACGTCTAACGCTCGTTCCGGTTCTAATAATCAACAAAAACCAAAATCACTCGTCGGCCTATCGGGCGCTGAGTTGATTGCACTCGCTGAAAAGGGCATGCTCGGCGAGTACCGTTAAACTATATAAGGTACAACAAAAATGGCTATTAACCAAACTAACTTTCAAAACGTAGCACTGGCAATTTCTGCCTATGCTCAAGAACGCTGGACTCAAGAAAAGACTCTGATTTCCTCAGGTCTAGTTTCTAGTGGTAATGGTATCGATACTTCAGGTGAATCGTTCATCGGCCAAATGCGCTGGTTCAAACCAGTCTCTGGCGTGATCAACCAACCAGTGATGGGTACTTCAACCGCTGGTAACTACTCGACCATGTCAACCTCGATCCTGAACTACATCAAGAATGTTCGGACCCTTGGTGTGCAGGAAGAAAACCTTCAGCGTGTAATCACTCAACAGGACGGTCTGGGTTATGTTGCTTCTCAATTTGCAATTAACCGCGTTCAAGACGAACACAACGCTGTGCTAAACACTCTGAAAGGTGTTGCTGCTTACGAAGCATCGATCGCCTCAGGTGGTGGTATTGTAAACTTCAACTCTACTCCATCAGGTACTGTCGGTGCCTTCGTTGACATTAACGCTGCTGGTGAATTTGGTGCTGCTGTTTCTCTAGCTGCTAACACTCGTAAGCTAATCGATTCAACCCAGAAGGGTGCTGATCGTGGTGAACGTCTGTTCCGTGCTATGGGTATGTTCTATAAGGACTACGAGCCTGACTATCTATACATGGTCACTTCGCCTGCGGTTCTTGCTGACCTTCGTGCGGCCAACCTTATCGACCTAGACAAAATCCGTGATGGTAATATCGACTTCCAGACAATCTTCAATGGTAAGTTCCGTCTCGTTGTGACACGTGCTGACCAAGGCGATAACTCTGCTTCCGCCAACGTCAACGACTTCTCAATCAAGACTACCTTCCTAGTCAAGCCAGGCGCAATGTCTTTCAATGAGATTAGTCTAACTACTCCCACTGAAATTTTCCGTAACCCTGCTGCCTATGGTGGTGGTGGTACTACTGAAATTTGGTATCGCTATGGCTTCGTTTCTCACCCACTCGGCTACAACTGGGCTGGTGCCACTAACGCTTTCGCCACCAATGCTCTGCTTGGTACTGCAGCTTCTTGGACTCGCGTTGTCGATCCACTGAACCTGTCAATCCTTCCAATCTTCCACGGCTAAGAGGTTACCATGACGCTTACTCTTTTTCAGAATACCTATTTAGTTGATGCTGCACCTTATCTTGCGGGTGATACCACTTTCGACGGTGCAACTACAAACCAAAAAGAGCAAGCTCTTGTCAACGCCACCCGTTATCTTGATGACCAACCATGGGGTGGGCTAGCTAAAACAACTAGCCAACCTCTTGCTTGGCCAAGGACTGCTTTTGACTACTGGGATCCTACTTTAGGCCAAGTAGTTACTGTGGCAGATTCAACTGTTCCTACCCGACTAGTAAAAGCTACTGCTTTCCTAGCTCTCCACTTCCTTCGTTATCCTGAAGTTGTTTCGGGGTATGATGCTAACTTTGACGAACTGACCGTTGGCCCAATTTCACTGAAAAATACTAACGCAACGTCAGACCCTGGTCGAGTCCCTCATGCCCCAGGATCAGTGGTGAAACTTATTTCTCCACTTCTTCTAGATAATAATTACTCTCTTTGGTGGAGGGCTAACTAATGGACCTAAAAACGACTATTTCTAGGGCTGTTGATACAGTCTTTACAAAGCTTGATAGTTTAGCTGTGACAGCTAGCCTACATAACCAAACTTCCTCTAGTTTTAATTTTGCAACAGGAGCGTTGACAACTGTCGACACAACCACGACAATCAAAATTATACCTTTTGAGACAAAACTAGGTGCTGATCAAAATCTCATATACCGTGTTCTTGCTCGTCGTTCCGATGTTGCTGATGGTTTATACAATACTATTACAACTCCCGATGGAGTATTTAGGATGCAAGTAGTTGAGACCTATGAAGCTCTAGTAGTTATCGAAATGAGGTCAGAGTAATGTTTGCTGAAGCTGTATCTACTATCTATTCTACTATTGCCTCCACAACCATGCCGCTGCCAACTTATCCTTGGGATTTTCAAGGCCAAAGAGTTGCTGCTCCTTATCTCATGATGATGGTTCGTTTCCTTCGGGGCAAACAAGTAATAGATTATTCTAGAAATAAATCACTAGAAGGTCTATTGATTTTTAGTCACTTTTACCCAACAGGTAGAGGACAAACCCCTGCTACAACTGTAGCTACTGCTCTAGATGTAATTTTCCAAGACAAAAAACTAGGTAATTTACAATTCTATGCTAGCTCTTTGTCAGACCTTGGACAAGATCCATCAGATCGGACTCTAACCCGAACAGATTATTCCATTCCATTTAAATTCTACGGAGCATAACTAATGGCGCACATTTCCGCAATTACAGCCGTCTATCACTCAGTGATGGCCGTCTCCCGAGCTGCTGTTCCAGCAACGCTCAACGCAGCTAACCTTCAAGGTTGCTTTACTGGTCTAACTACTAATACTCTAGTTACTTTCGACAACGTTCGTGACTTCCCAACCATCGGTTCGGCAGCCAATATCGTCAAAGTTCCTGTGTACGGTTCTAACCGCACTGTATCGATTGGTGCTCAGGGCGATGCTCCTGATTACACCGTCAAGATTAACTACGTACCACTGAACTGGGTTCCTGCTCAGTCTGGTGTTTTCACTACCGCTGGCTCGACCCTCGGTGACGCTGTTGCTGATAACATTTCTCACCCTTTCATGTTTGCAGCTATGTCGAACAAGCCCACAGCCTACACCACTGTTGCTGGTGGTCTTGGTACTGTTGCTAACTCACAGTGGTTCTTTGTTGGTCGTATTGAGTCGCTCGTGGTCAATCCTGCTCGCGATGACGCACTAACCGCCGACATTCAAATCTCGGTTCAATCTGACCTTTACGGCCCAACCACGATCTAACCCATGACACAAATCTCAGAGATTAATGACTCACTGTACACTACTCTCTGTGTGTCTAGGGACGCAGTTCCGGGTACCCTGAGCCAAGCTAACTACAAAGCAATGTTTGCCACTGCTGGCCAATTCCTTACGTTTCCTAACGTACGGGATTTTCCTAGCTTTGGTAACTCCTCGAACCTAATTAATGTTCCAGAGTATAACATTACTACATCTCGTAAGCTAGTTGTTCAGGGTGACCTAACGGAAATTGATATCAAGGTCAACTACATTCCTAACTCGTGGTTGACCAATGGTAACACTTACGCAACTACTGGTCTTCTGGCCGATGCAATCGGGGATAATATCTCCAAAGGCTTCATGCTGGCAATTACCAATAAGCTGCCTGCTAACTACACCACAGCGACTACTGGTCCAACCGTTGGTGGCACTCTAACTGCACCTATTCTCAACAGCCTGTTTTTCTTTGTTGGTCGTATTGAGACCCTTGAAATTGAACCTGCTCGCGATGAAGCACTACAAGCCACTATTCGTTTGTCTGTTCAGGCTGACGTCTCCCCTGCTTACACTACAACTGTAATCCTATAAGCTTGGCCCTTCGGGGCCTAGCCCTAATATACAGGATCAAATAATGCCTGCATTTTCAAATCAATATGTAATTAATGAGACACTGAAGCACATGCTTCGAAGTGTTGAAATCTCCACGCAAAAGACACTAAAACGTATGCCAGAAGCAGTTGACGACGAAGAACTTCGCAAAGAAATCTTCAACGCCCTGATTAATCTGAAACGCCTACACAATCTAGTGCAATCAATCCATGACAATAACAAGGAAATCCTAAATGAAGAATCTACTCAAGGTTAAAGCTCCAACTAAGACTGTCGACTTTATGGGCCAAAAAAACTCGGTTACCATTCGTCAGCTGTCTAGCGCTGAAGTTCTTGACTTTCAAGCTTTTGCAAAGTCTATTTCCGAAGCTACGGATGAAACGGCTGGTCTATCAATTCAGTTTCGGCTGATTCGTATGGCAGTTGAAGATGCTGTAGACCTTACTGACGACGAATTGAAGTCTTTCCCCTTTCCTGAAATTTCTGCACTAGTAGAAGCTATTCTTGCCTACTCAGGTCTTGACACTAAGACTGAGGGAAACGTCTCAGCGAAGAAGAACTGATTTACTATGACATAGCTTATAATCTCGGAATGTCAGTTTCTGAGGTTATGAGTTTACCCTACCCTGAACTAAATGGATGGATAGACTATTTTAGTCGATATCCTGTTGGTTGGAGAGAGGACTACCGCGCCTACACTATTGTAGCTAGTTTTGCTGGTTCTGATAAAGTTAAACCTGAAGATGTGTTTGAATCTTTGAAAACTTTGAAGAAACACCAAACCAAGAAAGAAGAAGAACAGTCTGGACAAAAAGCGGCGATCTCTTTCCTAGAGCGCTTTGGCGGGCTGATCAAGAAGGATCAACAACTATGATAACTTATAGCTTAGATAACGCTCATGAGTTGGCGCAGTACAAGGCACTCAGAGAAAGATTAATGCTAAATAAATCACAAGAAGGCCTAAACGCCGTGACAGAAGCGACACCTGTAGACACGGGCGCGGCAAAAGCCTCTTGGGGCCTTATTATTTCTGGTGATCAAGTAAAATTAACTAATGATAAAGATTACATTTTCTACGTAAACTACGGGACAAGCGAAATTCAACCTAGACACTTTATAGAAGACGCACTCGCTGAGGTAGGTTCAATGAACTACCCTGTAGCAGTCAAAGACTAGTCATCAGCCCCATGTAACAACGTGGGGCTAAATTATTTAAAGGAAAACTACATGTCTATTAATATTGACTTTAAAGCCCGAGACGAGTCAGTCACGGCAGCCTTTAAACGGATTGACGAGTCTGTACGGCGACTAACC